GTGGAATTTGAGTGGGGTCGGTTCTTCAGCCGGTCCCATCAATATCAGTCAAACTAGGGTTTCATCATCCAAAGTTCGACAACGCGCGACACCATACGGTTTCGGTGTAAACCCTGATAGCTTCTCAGCTAAACAGTGGAGCATCATAGCGGCCCTTGGAATTTCCAAGCAGCCGCTCTCTCTAAATTTCTAGAGAGCAATACAAATACTCACGCCGGCAATTTCGCTGGGTGAGCACCCCTCATGTGGTAACATGTGAGGTTTCTGTATAGGTTTTGTCCCATGGCTTTTGCCGATCCTCAAACAGTTACCGTCAACGCGGTAGCGATCCCTTTGCCCCGTACGGGGTTTCAGCCCAACGCAGGCGTTTTCACGTCTGCTGATGGTCTGAGCAAGCTCACCGTTTCGAATACCTATGGCGCTAAGCGCACTAGGCGTTCCATGCGGTGGGATTTTGCAAAGATCGCCGCCGATCCTCTGGCTCCCGCACTGAACGCCCGTTATACGGGGTCGTTCTATATCGTGCTGGATCAGCCCATCAACGGTTATACCGCTGCTGAACTGAAGCTCCAGATGGACGGTTTCCTGGCCTATCTGACGGCCTCTTCCGGCGCCAAGCTTACTCAGCTTGTCGGCGGCGAAGTCTAGTTAGACCAGTCGTTTTGGGGCTGTTCCCATATGGGACAGCCCCTTGAGGGTTTTATGTGACAAAGGATTTCTTTACCCCAACAAGTTGAGGTGAGAATGAAAAGCCCCATAAAACTTATGCAGTGCATCTTGGCTGACGCTGAGATGTGGTGTTGCACTAGCACCACTCGCGATCTTGAAACAATCGCGAGCCGATACGAACAAGAAGGGGAGTCGTTTTTGACGATTACCCTCCCGAACTTCTGTTCAGACTTTGAGAAAAGCCTTGATCAGGAGTTTGTGGATCCTAGCTCTTTTCTTGGTTTCAAGAAGAGAGGGGCTCTCCCCCGATTTCTCGGAGGTTTGCTTGATCTTGTGTTCGATCGGTCTAGTGGTCGGTTAGTCGACCTACCGTCTCACGACGCCATTTTCTTTGTGAGGCAAATAACACTGCTTCACAAGAAAGTGCTTAACCCTTGCTCACAAGCAAGAGAAAGAAAAGCGTATGAACAGTACGTCGATTGTGAAAGGCAAGTCCGTGAATGGGCTCATGACGTTTCAGAGCGAGATTTATCTCGGTTTGATAGCGTTTCTGAGCTTCTTTGGGGTCCTTCTTGCAGCCAGCTTGACCATATGGTTTATGCTGGCGCTATTAGGCCCCGTCACGGACCAGGGAAGACCGCCGATCGGCTCCTCGGTAACGAGAAGTACGACTGCGGAACCTGGTACGCCCGTCTGGAGGAGTACTTCCCCTCCGGAGACTTCCGAATAGCCAATTATGGCTTTGTGGAAGTCTTAAACGGCGTGACTTACCTTGAACCCTGGGAAGAAATACCTGCAAAGGTTGTTTCTGTCCCTAAAACGTTGAAGACTCCGAGAATCATTGCCATTGAGCCTACGTGTGTTCAATACACACAGCAAGCTTTGATGGAAGTGATCGTGGAAGTGCTCGAGAGGGATGACTTCCTCAAGGGCGCTATCGGCTTTACCGACCAAGTTCCTAACCAGGAACTTGCTCGGCTTGGTTCTTTAGGTTCTGGTCTTGCGACCATCGACCTTTCTGAAGCAAGTGACCGGGTCTCCAATCTGCTTGTTGAGAGGATGTTCAAGAACTTTCCGCACCTTTCTGGTGCGATACAGGCTTGTCGTTCTCTCTCATCAGACGTTCCTGGATTTGGGGTTATACCCCTCTCCAAGTTCGCGTCTATGGGTTCAGCTACTTGTTTTCCGATTGAGGCCATGGTCTTTTTGACCGTGATCTGTTGCGGATATGCCAAGCAGCTTAACCGATCCCTCTCAAAGAAAGACTTATCATCTTTCGTTGAAAAGGTGCGCGTCTATGGTGACGATATCATTGTCCCCATAGAATATGTGCGCTCGGTTGTAGATGACCTCGAACTATTTGGTTTTAAGGTCAACGCCAAAAAATCCTTCTGGACTGGAATGTTCAGAGAATCTTGTGGCAAGGACTATTACGATGGCAGTGACGTTTCCGTCACATACCTTCGTAGAAATATTCCTTTACAGCCGAATAACGCGTCTGAGATGCTCTCTCTGTTCTCTTTCAGAAACCAGCTTTATAAAGCTGGCCTTTGGATCACAGTCGGAGCCCTTGACGAACATCTGAGGGGACTAGCCCCCCTTCCGGTCGTCTTGGAGACATCTCCAGTATTGGGAAGACACTCTTTCCTAGGATATCGTTCCGAGAAAATGTGTCCTACTCTACATCGCCCCTTAGTCAAGGGCTATGTTGTCAAGGCAATCTCTAGGAAATCTAAGATTTCCGGTGAGGGTGCCCTACTGAAGTTCTTCCTCAAACGGGGTAACGACCCGATATTTGATGTGAAGCACTTAGAACGTTATGGACGTCCTGAATCCGTCGACATCAAGATCAGGTGGGGCCCG